CGGGCATTACCTCGGGAGATGTTCAGAAACTGGCGGCATTGCCAACGAAGGCGCAGCTGGATGCCCTGCTCGATGCCAAGCAGGATGTCATCAACGACCTTGCAACCATCCGCAGTGGTGCATCTGCTGGTGCAATCGCCTATCAGAAACCGAGTGGAGGAATACCCAAGAGCGACCTTGCAACCGCAGTGCAGACGAGCCTAAACAAGGCTGACACGGCATTGCAGTCGTACACGGAGAGTGACCCCGTATTCACCGCCAGCCCTGCCCACGGCATCACGTCTGCCGACATCACGGCTTGGAACGGGAAGGCAGACAAGGTGGCAATCGTCAACCACGGAACAAGCGATACTACTTTCACGCTTACGCCCAACATCTTCCATGTGTGGGGCACGGTTGCATCGCTGACGCTGACACTGGCAACGGCAAGCACGACCACGATGGATGAGTTCATGTTCCAGTTCACGAGCGGTACGACCGCCACAACACTCTCATTGCCGAGCACGGTGAAATGGGTTGCCGAACCCGAAATCGAGGCAGGCATGACTTATCAAGTATCAATCGTTAATAACATCGCAGTGATTGGAGGTGTGGCATGAGCATATTCCGCAGACGGTTGATGATGGGCGGCAAAAAACCTATCGAATATTTGGAGTTCGAGGATAGGCGTGTATGGGAGATTTGCGCATACCGTTGGGGCTACACCTATAACCTGCAAGAGGTGGATGGTGTCGGCGGTGTGCTCGGTAATGGAGTAATTGCCGGTAATGACGACACGATAGTCTACTGTGACCACATGTTTGCCGCCTCGTATGCCATTGGTGCGCACGGTTCAGTCCCGGCCACCGCAGCGAGGACAGTGCAATACCGTGTTGAGCTTTACGTCAACGGCAGTCCGTCGGCGGCAGGAGCACCTTGGGAGATAGCCACTCCGGCAACGGCTACGAACGCAGCTTTCCACATCGTGCAGTACGGTACAACCATGAGCGTTACGGAATTGAAGAAAATCACTCTCGAGAGCTGGGCGGACGCAAGCTACTGGGAGAGCCAGACAGACCTCACCTACAACGCTGAGAAGGGCTGCTGGGAGTGCCTTGTGACAGTCACGAATGCCTGCCAGTATCTCCGAATCGGACTGCGTGCAGCCGCAGGTGTGAGCGTGTCCTGGAAGGTGGTGTCTGTGGGCGTCACGAAGGTTCCACAGGGTATTACTACGGCCCAATGTGCTGCTGTTAGTTCCCTCGGGACTTTTTTCAGACAAAACAGCCTTATTAAAATGTTTGACGAGTTCGTATTGTTCACTGGTGTGTCTAATTTGCCAAATCATTGTTTCCGTGAATCATCAATCGAAGAAATTACTCTACCGGCGAGCATAAGGTCTATCACTAACGTACTTCAATTTAATAAGTGTCGAAAACTGAATAGGCTGGAGGTTTCAGAGGGCACGACATCAATTCAAACATCTCAATGGATATGGGAGGCGACGAATTTAAGGTTGCTAATTTTACCATCAACCATATCAGATTTGAGTTCGGACGCTCTTGCTACTCACGGAAGTGCTAACACTACGCCTGTTATATGCAAGGCGGTTACACCTCCGACAAAAACAAATACGAGTTATTACACCAACGTTGCGGCAGTCTATGTCCCCGATGAGTCAGTGGATGCCTACAAAGCTGCCACTGGATGGTCACAATGGGCGACAAAAATAAAACCTTTAAGTGAGTACGTAAATTAGAAATTTATGAGATACTACAAATTAATAGACGGAAAAACGGTCTTTTATAAAGACCCGCTAATCGTGGACGGGATGCAGATATACAACCCGAGTGACGAACTGATTAAGGCGGCAGGATGGATGGAGTACACGCCACCGCCAACACCGCCAGTCGATAACACCAAGTATGAGCCGTACACCGAGGACGTAGTGGCGAAAATCAAGAATCTGCTGCGTGAAAAGGTGGCTGAGCAGACTGACGAGGAGGCACTGGAGAACATCGAACTGTTCCCGACATGGCAGAGCCGAATCGGTGTGCAAGTCGAGCAGGGCGAGCGGCTCTACTATGACGATAAACTCTACAAAGTGCAACAGACCCACATGCCGCAGGAGGACTGGCGACCCGATGCCACGGCAAGCCTATACGTGCAGATAGTCATCGAGAGCGAGCAGGGCACTATTGACAACCCCATTACCTACGAGGTGAACATGGAGTTGGTCGAGGGGAAATACTACACGGAGGAAGGCGTGAAGTACCTTTGCGTGAGGGCACTGGCGCAGTCGGTGTGGCATCTTGCCGAGCTCGTTGGCAATTACGTGGAGGTAGTCGAATAAAAACATTACAATCGTTTAGAGGGCGTATAAATGGGCAATCTTGCAGAGTATATCGCACGCAGTTATGTCATCCGTGACGCTACTGAGGAGGGGGAGAATACCGCAGACCGTGTCGGCTCGGCTTTCCTTAATGGCGGTGATGTGTTCACGTCTATCCTGCTGGTGAAGTCGAACAACGGCAGGCTGATAACATCACGGGATGATGCTATCGTGGCGCAGGGTAACACCATCACGTTCGGCACTGGGTGGGATATGTTTCACGGTAGCGGCTATTTCATGGCTGGCGGTAATGTGGTAGTACCGCAGACGGTCACGGTAGGCGCAGCCAGTGGCGTAGTGTATCTTGACGTTACTGATAATCTTTTCAAATGGGCAAGCACGACAGAACTACTGGCGGAGAAAGCTATCATCGTGGCGCACACAAAGGATGATGCCATCGTGGAGGTGTTCGCCAATCGTTATATGCTCGATGGAAAGGTATGCGGCAACGGTGTCGGTAGTGGCACGGACATGGCTACGGTGTGGGCGAGCCTTGCGGATAACGGCAGTCAGCAGATAAATGTCAGCCATCTGCGTGATGCTCTCGGAGGTTGCACATGGTGGGGCAGTGGTATGTCGGGCGGTGCGGTAACTGGCTCACTGTCAGATGTGCTGAATATCACGATGACGGGGCGTATATCTATTAACGGCTTTGTCATAGAGTATGACAGCGAGAACAACGCCCTGCGGTTTAACGGTAGCATATACGCCACGGGTAGCGTGTCCGCTCTTGGCTACCAGTCGGGAGGTGGTGGCGGTGGTTCTTCTACGCTTGCCGACTTGTTTGATGTGCAACTGACTACGCCCATCGGTAACGGTGATGTGCTGACGTATGACACGGCACTGGGTAAATGGACGAACGGCACGGGAGGCGGTACTGGTTCGGTTACTAGTGTCGGGATGACTACGCCCACGGGTTTAAGGGTTAACGATGACAGTAGTGCAACGATTACTAGTAGTGGCACGTTTGCGCTGACGATTGGCGCAGGGTACACAATCCCGAGAGCTGATGACGTGTCGAAAGGTGTTACGGCATACGGTTGGGGCAACCATGCAACGAAAGGATATGCAACGCAGGCATGGGTAAGTTCGCAGGGGTACACATCGAATGCAGGCACGGTGACAAGCGTGGGGTTGAGCGTTCCGACTGGGTTCTCGGTTACTGGTTCACCCGTTACCAGTTCGGGCACGCTGACATTGAAGTTCGCCAACGGCTACTCATTACCCACGGAAGCAAGGCAGGGCCAGTGGGATGATGCCTACGGGTGGGGAAATCATGCGAATGCTGGGTATGCCGCACAATCTACTCTTACGTCTGCCGTGTCACGTATTGGCACACTGGAGGGCTATTTTACTAACGGAGTAGCCAATCAAGCGGCACGACTGAGCGGTTCATCTACCTATCAAGCATGGGGGCAGACATACTGGCAAAACGGCACACCCAAGAGCATTGGCAGCGCAAGCGCAAGGGCGAATATCAACTATGCTGGTAGCGTGTCGATGGGCTGGTCGTTGAATATGGAATACGATGATGCAGTACACGACCCGTCAATCAATATCAAGTCCTCAAAGACGGGCACAAATCTTTCCGTCTTTATGTTGTCGAATAGTGCTACCAGTGACCATTCGGGCGACCATCTTGCCATTGGCTGGGGTACGTCAGCAAAGGCGCAGCTACCTATCAGATTCTTCGGGCGTGAGTTTATATTCAATTACACGACTAGCACAATGAGCGGAGACAACTACTCGACTGCCGAGGCTATGAGGGTCGGATATAGGACACTCGATTCGTTGGAAGAGCCAGCCGTGTATGTGAGAAAGCACCTGATGATTGGAGATGGAACGGGTAACTATTTCCCCGTGACGTATGACTATGCAAACAACGCCCTTTGCTTCACGGGCAACATCTACGCAACTGGTGGCGTGTCAGCTCTTGGATTCAGTAGTACACAGAACGGTGGCGCACTGATTAACGGCACATTGGCAGTGCAGTCATCGGCTACGGTTAGCGGCAATACGTCAATCGGTGGCACATTGGGCGTGACTGGCGCAACGACACTGGCAGACACGCTGACGGTCGGGGAACTGGCTACGTTCAACAAAGGCATCACGGTGAGCATGCAGGCGACACTGGCACAGTTGAGGGCAACGGGAACGGTTACGGGAACATTAAGCGTGAGTGGTGCGTGCTCATTTGGCGGACGTTTTGTCATTGATAACGATGCTGATGACATCGCAATCGTGTGGGACGGACGAGAGTATTATTTGAACGTGCAAGAAATGATTAATAACGGATTTTTGTCATGATATATTTAGTGCTTTTCATTGCGGTGGTGGCGTTGTGCTGCGGTTGTGCATTATTGGCCATTGCCATTAACGAGAGAAAGAAAAGACCGTCATCCAACAAGGAGACGGTAGTGAGAATTGAACGTGCGCCAGTGGAGCACCCGTTCACGTATGACGCTGAGAGAACGACATACACACTGGATGGGGATTTGCTAGTTACTGGTAATGTGTCGGCACTGGAGAAAGGGGGCAAGGTATGAGCGTAAATCCAGCGAAAACGTTGATTACTGCGCCCGTAGGCGTGTATGATGTGCAGCAAGTACTGGCAACCAGCGACAACGATGTCGGGCGGTTGTGCGTTAATTCTGCGATAAATATGTGGGCAAGAAACAAGCCCGTAAGGTTCAATACGGTGCAAGTGCTGACCGATGCGCAGCGCATGCAGACTAGGTTCGGACTTGGATTCCCCGGACTAGGCGGCAATATATATTTTAACAAATTCGTTTATGACGTGATGAACGGCGACGCTGTGGCTTGGGAATACCGCCGCCCGAGAGGCGACCGTACCAGTATTCTAGAACCCGGAGGCAACTACGGTGTAAAGGAGTGGTACAGACTGAGTGACTTTGACGGTTACAAGCATGATGCCGTACCACCTATCCACACTGCCCTTCAGAACATAGACCAGTACCCATACCACCGAGAGAACAACACCTACGAGATTAACACCTCGGAGGTGGGCGCACTGGCATTTGTGGTCTATCAAGACGCTGCCGCCAACATCCGCATGTCGGAGATATTGCAGAACGTGAATAACTACAGAATGATGGTCGAGGCTTATGCAGATGGGCAGGTGGGCGGACTGCCTTGGTATAGTCAAGGGCGCAACCCGTCACGCAGCGTGGTGAGTGATGCCATCGTCGGCAACAACACTGTCACGGCATACCTACAAACGGGAGGGCTGTCGGGCATCTACCATGTTTGCATAGGAATGCAGCAGTGTGACGACGCCAACCGAACCAATCCAATATCGCAGACCAGTTTCATTGCGCCACGTACCCAAGCGGAAGAGGCCACGGGCAAATACCCATACTATTACAAACTGTGGTTCGTAAGCTACTACGCAGGCAAGATTACCTTCAACGCCGTTGGCTATGCACTGACGGGCAGCTTCACCTTCGACGGGACATACTGGACGGCCAACTATACCAGCGGAGAACTGTTCGTTGATATGCACATCACGCGAGGCAACAGCAAGATGTACTTCGCAAATGCCACGCATAGTATCCCTTCCGACGGACAGCGCATCATGATAGGTTTCACGCTGACTACACCCGAGGATGTTGTCATTGCCACGCCAGCCAACGCCAACCGAGGTGCTGCCGCAGGTGGTTACGTCACTATCCCAGCGGCCAGCAGCAGCGGCGACACCCAGCAAATCTATGCCACAGCCCCCATTCTGCCGCCACGGGATACGGCCGAAGATAAATACTTCGCCATCCGCGTGTTGGTGAAGATTGGCGACAACGTATGGGATGACGCAGGCACACTGAATATGCACTATTCGTCGAACAATTAATTAATAACAGTATGAAAGTAGATTTTTCAAACATCCGTATCGAAGCCATTGATGGCTCGTTATTCCCTGCTGACGAGGTGAACACCGCACGCCAGCAACTGTGTAACCGCATTTATTCGTCTGCAAAAGACATCCCATTGATGGAACTGGCGCAGAAACTCTATCATGCCGATGGTGTGGTCGAGATGACCGATGGAGAGGTGCAGATGTGGCGCAAGGAACTGGAGAGCGTGCCAGCATTCATCCGCAAAGGATTCCTCGCAGCACTGGAGGAAAAACGATGACGGTGAAATATTGCATCTATCTGATGGGTGGCGTGTTGGGGTGGCTCGTTGCCGAGTTCGCCCCTGCATTCCCCCTTATCATCGTGGCAATTCTTTTCGTGCTTTATGACGCATGGACTGCGTATCAACTCGATAAACGGGTGCATATCATCTACCCCGACAAGACAAAGAGGCATGAGGCGAAGTTCCGTTCCTTTGCCTTTGGTAAGGTGGTACGGAAGACGATACCCGAGAGGCTGGTTCTCATACTGTTGGCGTTCTTGGCAGAAAAATACGTGTTTGTGCATGTGGCTATCCCGTTGTCGTACATCATTACTGGTGTAATACTGGCAGAGCAGACACTGTCCGCACTGGAGAACAATGCATCGTGTCCGTTAGACGAGAATGATGGGCGTTTTTGGGCGATGCTGCGCAGGCTGCTCGTTGACAAGACGTCACGCCATTTCGATGTCGATTTAGGTGAGTACGGGAAACTGTCTGACGAAGAAGTGCGCAGGATGAAAAAGCGCATACATGATTATGAAGTCGAGAGAGGGCGCAAGGTATGAAGTATTTTTCCATCAATGAACTGTGCAGCAGTGCCACCGCCAAACGTAAGGGCATAGACAACACCCCGAACAGTGTGCAACGGGCGGCACTCACGGCATTGGTGTCGAATATCCTCGACCCGTTACGGGAGGCATACGGCAAGCCGATAGTCGTTACCAGTGGGTTCCGTTGTGCGAAACTTAATCGAGCCGTGGGCGGTGTGGCACGTAGCCAGCACACAAAGGGAGAGGCGGCAGACATAAGGTCGTTATCTGACAAGCCAGCAGACAACAAACGACTGTTTGACTTAATTGTGCGGCTTGGTCTGCCTTACGACCAATTAATTGATGAATACGGTTACAACTGGGTTCACGTCAGCTATACGCAGGGAGCGAACCGCAGGCAAATACTACACGTAAAATGAAACGGTATATAATATATATATTAATAATGTGTGCGATGTTCACGGGATGCAGGACGAAAACAGTTATTTTGTCGGAAAACGCCCGTGACAGTGTTTATATTACCCATGACAGTATAGTTGTAAGGTGGGTACGAGATAGCGTGTCAGAACGGCTGCAAACGGGTTACGAGGTGCGGAACGATACCGTGTACATCACAAACGACCGTATTGTGGAACGTTGGAGGCTGAGAACGGACACGGTAACGGTTGTCAGATGGAGGGATGCGATGCACAAGGAGCAGACAAGCAAGGAAACGACCATCGAGAAGAAACGAGGGGAAATTCCTGCTATTCTGATATTCGGTACTGCGATACTGGCTATACTAATATGTTTACGGAGAAGGCTTTTTCATAGGATATAGTTTAATTAGTTATTCGGTTATTAGTTTGTTTATGGTGGGGCGGTTGACTGTGAAGTTCACCGCCTTTTTTCGTGCTCCAAAACTTGCCAATCTAGCAAGATTATCAAGAATTGTCTTAAAATGGCGTGTTATTTATTAAAATGTGTTAAGTATTTGCATTTTTACGGTGTAATATTTGGTACTTTAAATAATATTTTGTAAATTTGCAACAGATAAACAAAACAATAACATTTAAAAATGGGCGGCAACCTTAATTCGGCAACAATACAATGACAACAAAAAAGAACGTTTATCAGATGGTTACGGACAGAGTGATTGAGCAGATGCAGCAGGGCATTATTCCGTGGCATCGTCCGTGGACTGGTGCGGCAGATGGCGCAATGAACTACGTAACACGCAGACCGTATTCACTACTCAACCAGTTACTACTCGGACGTGATGGCGAGTGGCTGACATGGAAACAGATACAAGACTGTGGCGGCAAGTTAAAGAAAGGTGCTAAGGCTGGCATGGTGGTATATTACGGCAAGTTCGTAGCCAAGGAGGAAAAGGCAGACGGGACGGTCGAGGAAAAGGAGATACCAGTACTAAAGTATTATAACGTGTTCCATCTGTCTGACTGCACTGGTATTGAAAGCAAAATCGAGAATGACGTACACACGACCACTCGCCCGATAGATGCAGCCGAGGACATCATCAACGGCTATCTGACCAGTGGTGATGCACCGAGATTCCACAATGACCAGCCGAGCAATCGGGCATATTACGCACCAAGTACGGACACGGTGGTCGTGCCGATGATTAGCCAGTACGATATTGCCGAGGAATACTATTCGACAACGTTCCATGAACTTACGCATAGCACGATGAAAGAGAGCAGATGCAACCGCAGGGCGGAGAATGAGCGTGCGGCTTTCGGTAGTGCGAACTACTCACGGGAGGAACTGGTCGCTGAACTGGGTGCGGCAATGCTTTGCACGGTGTCGGGACTGGATAACGAAAAGGCTTTCAAAAACTCAGTGGCGTATCTGCAAGGATGGTTGAAGGCTTTGAAGAACGACAGTAAGATGATGGTATGGGCGGCGTCGAGAGCAGAAAAGGCTGCACGGTACATCATGGGAGAGAATCAGAAGTAATAACCACGGCAGGGGGAAACCCCTGCCACTAAATAACAACGATTATGGCAACGATTAAAAGTAGAAATGATTACTACAAAGATACCGAGTATTTTTGCTTGTATAATATTAACCCTACAAGGGTTGACGGTAAGAAATGGGACAAGGGCGATTGCGTGGTACGTGCATTTGCTATGGCTGCGGATATTACTTGGTTGGAGGCTTTCGACTTACTGGTAGAGAATGCAAGAAAGACGTTTAACATACCTAACTACAAGACTAATTACAATGACGTATTCGCTGAGAGAGGTTTTGTTTATCATGGCATAAAAGCGGTTGCCGGAAAGAAGCGCATGACCGTTGAGGACTTTTGCAAGAAACACAAGAAAGGGCGTTATATCTTAGAGGTAGCCAACCATGTAACTGCGGTCGTGGATGGTGTTTGTTACGACGTGTGGAATCCGGCAGACAAGTGCGTCTATTGCTATTGGGAATTAATATATTAAATGGTAGCTATCTTTATATTAGTATGATTAACAAAGACAAGGAACGCAAGCGGATAGGCCAGCGCATTGCAGACCTCCGCAAAGAAAAAGGGCTGACGCAACTGGATATTGCAAACAAGACGGGAATACAACGATGCCACGTTGCAAGGATTGAGGCAGGGCGTTATTCCGTGGGGCTTGACACACTGGCAATGATTGGGGATGCGATGGACATGGACATCGACTACGTAGAAAGAGGGGGCGAGTAACCCCCCTTTTTATTTGAGTGCATCAAAGATTTGGCGCATGGCGGTGTCTGCGTGCCTGCGCATTATCTTCAGATAGTTGAATATTGGGCGGTTGCTCTTGACGGTCTGACCGATGCAATATTCCAGTACCTCAAGACTGATGCCGAGGTCGAATCCATGCTGCACGAATGACTTGCGTGCGGAGTAATAACATATACGGTTGCCGATGTCCAGTTGCAGGGTGTCGGCAATTTCTTTCAGTGCGTTATTTACGTAGCAGACGAAATTCTTATAACTGAACTTATATCCGAAATCGAGATGTCCGTAACGGTCACGGTACTGGTCGATGATTGCCAGTGCCTCGGGTTGGATGGTAAATGAAATCCGTCTGTCCGTCTGTTTGGTGTTGCGGCTTTTTTTGCGGACGTATTCCAGTACCTTTGTTTTGCGAAAGTCGATGGAGAGCAAATCAACCATGTTGATGCCACCGAGATAGTACGATAGCATGAAGATGTCACGGGCAATGATATGCTTTCGTATGCGTGGGGCGTAGTCACGTATGGCACGCAAGTCATCCATGCTGATGTCGATTTCCCGTTCCTCGTCTGCTGGTCTGTGCCAGTAGGCGAACGGGTGTATGTCATACCGCACCAGTTGGGCACGGATGGCACGGTTAATGATTGTGCGGCACATGGATAGGTGCATCGATATGGTGGCTTGGCTCATGCCACGGTTACGCATCCATCGTTCGTACTGGGAGACTGTCTGCGGAGTGAACTGGGAAAGGAACACGTCACCGCCTGCGTACTCCGTGAAACGTTTGAGGTTGAAGGCGAGCATATCTGCGTATGATGTGCGGTTGTCCTGCCGCAGTTCTTTGATGTAGTCCTCCGTGATGGTGGCGAACGTGCTGGCGGTGGCTATGGTTGTCGGCTGCATGTCATGGAGCAACTGACGCAACTGGCGAGGCGTATAGTCATCGGGATTGGGTATGCGTTCCAGTCGTTGCTCGTAGTCGTTGAGTAACTGGCGCAGGCGTATGTTCACGGCATGGGCATCGGGAGTGCCAACGACAACACCGCCCGAGAACTGTGCAGGGGTATTGACCGCATACCGTGTGACGATATAGTGCGTTTCTGATTTATGACCGATGGCAATGCGTATCTTATACGTTCCATCCTTTGCCCGTTTTCCTTTCAGTAATGCAAGTTTTATTGTTACCATTTTAAGAAACGAATCTTTTTCTTCGCTGAGACGTCCAAAAGTGGACGGATTGATAGTTGTAAGGGGTTAAAGAGAAAACACGGGAAAACGGCTGCAAACGCCCAAATCCCGTGTTTCTGCGGTTGTGATTCGGTTGGGATTCGAACCCAAGACCTACTGCTTAGAAGATAAACCGTGAAAAACACGATACCCAGTTATATGTCAGATTGTTGCGTGTGCGTGGAAATTGTTATTTTCTTCGTTTTTTCGTTGTAAGCCGTTCAAATGTACCGTGTGGGTAAGTTATAAGGCACACATATTATCTCCCGTTAAAACGGCAGCAAACGGGTTTATTTGCAATTTTGCTTATAACTGGTCACGATGGAGAGAGCCGACAACCTTATATATGTATATTATATTGTCGTATGGCACGTCACGGTCGGGGTACAGACGTTCGCCATCGGGTTTTAGTGTGGCGTTATAGGAACAAAGACGGATATAACCATCCCCACGACTGGACGGGTACAGTAATTTGATAAAGCGGTCTGAGCGTGTAATGATGATGTATGCCGACCCGTAGTCGATGTCCGTCTTGTCTGAAATCTTACGGACGAATACGACATCACTGGAGCGGTACATCGGGTACATGGAATCACCGTACACGGTTACACCGATACACCCCTTTAGGCTGGGTATGGTTACGTACTCGGTAATACTTTCCTCGCCCTCCTTGATGTCTATCCCGTAGCCTGCACTTATACGCACATCGTATATCGGCTGGCGTGAATCCCGGCTATCCGTTTCTCCTACTACTCCGAATATGTCTTGATTCAGAGCGTTAACCATTTCCAAGAGATACCCACGTTTTACGTTCTTTGCGTTCAGCCGTGACTGTAACGCCTGCGGGCTGATGCCCAGTTGCTCAGACAACCACGACAAATTCACCTTGTTTTGCGCCAAAATGCGCCTTACTTCTAAGCCTTCCATAATTGTATGTATGTTTGTTTATTTGTAAATATATGTAAAATTCACCGTGTTATAAACATTTTTGTTTTAAAATAGGTTAAATTATACACGAAATGTGTACAACCTATAAAGAAAGTTTGTATATTTGCAACACCAAACCAGTACAAAAGTACAAACAAATTTGGAATTTACAATAACTCAAACGAGTTAAATTTTCAAAACGGGCGGCAACCGATAAGCGGCAACAAAGACATGGCACTGAATTACACTACACGGGAAATCAATGCAAACTACCGCATAAAGGTGTTTGGCATGAACGAGAACGGTAAGAAAATCAATACGCTGGTAGGCGTGAGCGGATTGCTTAATCTGATTGGCATCGAGCTGACGAACAAGTTACTGGCAAGACGTGAGAAGTGCATGGATGATGCTTGCGTTTGCAAGTTACGCAGAGGTCTGAAGGTTACTTTCTACGTGAAGTAAACCGCCCAAAATATAGCAGTCGATAACCGTCCATTAATCGATACGGAACACGCTGGAGGTGGGCGTCCCAGTTGCTGCGAAACGTTCTTTGACTTATTGACACAAACGACAGAGCCGACAATTAAGTATCATTTTCGTGGCATCACGGAGATGATGTATTAACAAATAAAAAATATGGAATACGTAAAAAACGAGTTTTGCGTCACGGTGGCAAAATGTTGCGCATCGTGTGGATATTTGAACATTGTCAAAAATGGGAATGCGCGAATATGTTCAGACGGTAACGGACTGGTTAAATCAAGTTACGTTTGCCCCCATTGGGTGATGCGTGAGAACTTGAGGCAAGCTGGTATAGGAGGCGGACGTATTAAAAAGAAAGCCTACCTAGATATAGTCTTGCGGACACGGGAGAGCGAGGAATGCAGGTACGCAGCAATGAATACAGAGCAGCGCAGGGCGTTCAAGCGAAAGACCGTGAGCGAGTTGCGAGAGCAGTTCTGTCAGACATACGGCAGTCTTTATTACGATATTTAAAAGACATACGATTATGGAAAATAAAAACAATAACGTGTCCGAACTGGAGCAGTTAAGGGCACAAGTGAAAGATTTGCAGGAACAAGCGAAAAAGGCAGATGCCGATTCGACATACTGGTGGAGTAAATACTGCGAACTCAAAGAGAAGTACAACACCGATATGACGGTACTGAAATATTTAGTCGAAAAGATGGAGATATTGAAATGAAAAAGAAACCAATAACCCCGACCCTGCGGACGATGGAGGTGGGCGCAGTTGTCAAATACCCGATTGAGAGGGTATGCACGATACGCACTTGCGTCATACGGCTGCACCAGTCCAAGAGGCGAGAGGGAATCAGATTCTCGGTACGGACAAAGGGTAACGATTGCTACGTAAAGCGAATGGCGTAGCGTTATCCAGTGCCGAACTGGATGTAGCATTGCAATATGCGAGAGGGCTGACGGATAAGGAGGTAGCGGATGCACTGTGCAAAAGCTACCACACCGTCAGAGTACAGAAACGAGCCATCTACGAGAAACTGGGTATCAGCAAGGATACGGAGTTACTGTGGTGGCTGATATGTAGGAAAACTGGCATCACGTTCAGTTTGGGCGAGGTGCGCAAATACGGACTTGTAATCATTGACAGATATGGACTACACAGATGCAGAACGGCTCTCGGTGATTATGAGGACGATGAACTCTAAGACGTTTGGCTTTCGATTCTCCGAAAAGATTGTAGGCGGACGGGCAAGACTGGAACGGCTAATCATCGAGGGGAAAGTGAGAGCGGAGAAAGGAAACCAGCAGGCGCAGAACGGCAAATGGTTGTGCAATGCTGCGGATGTATTGTTTAATGCTAAATGCAAATAACTATGGAACGGTTAAAGGAGTGGATGATGGTACTGGCAATCTTTGCCGTTGGCTACGGTATGCTGGTATTTTCTGCGATATTGAATGGATAAAAACATTGGCGGTGGAACTGGCTACGGGGTTCGATTCCTCACCACCGCCCGAGTCTTAGAATCATCTTTATATTGTTTTAAATTAGTATTTGGGTTAAGTCGCAAGCGTGCGACAAGGCATAGCAGGGAGCGGATGCGTGAGCATTTAGGACGTTCGACCCGTCCATGCCAACGAGCTACTTTTTTTACCCGTGAGGGCGGAGTGTTTCATTTATAGTCATTTTCATAAGGTTTTTGTATTATTTTGTATTCATTTGTATTCAGTACGGCTGCAAGTGTTTGCAGATGCGTGAGCATCCGAGGGGTTCGATTCCCCTGCCGTACCTAATTAGTGAGTATGAACCATTTTATTAATCAAAACAAACAACTATGGAAAAGAAAAAATCAATCTTTCAGACGTTGAATGACATCAACGTCAACGGACACACAGAGGTCAAGGACACTGGACGGGTACGGTTAACGTATCTGTCATGGGCATGGGCATGGGCAGAAGTGAAGAAAAACTATCCCGATGCCACGTACACCGTGTATGAGAACGCAAACGGATGGAACTACCACACGGACGGGAGGACGTGCTGGGTTAAGACTGGAGTAACTATTGAGGGCATGGAACACATTGAGTATTTGCCAGTGATGGACAACCGAAACAACTCGATTACTGTTGACAAGGTTACGAGCATGGATGTTAACAAGGCCATCCAGCGTTCACTGACAAAGGCGGCTGCAAGGCACGGACTTGGCTTATACATCTATGCTGGCGAGGATTTGCCCGAGACGGAGAGCGTGCAGGAGGCAGAGAGAATAGAGCGTGCGGAACTGGAGAAAGCCAAGAAAGAGATTGCGATGGCGCAGAGCCGTGACGAGTTGACGGTGGTATGGAACAAATATGCACCGCTAAAGACAAATCAAGAGTTTATTAACGCAGTAACGGAACGTTCAAAGATGATTGCAGCATGAAACACAATTTAGTTATGAGTGATGTGCGGTTTGATAAGACCGCACACACATACGAACTGTACGGGCATCAGTTAAAAGGAGTGACCCCGATTGTGGCGTGGATGTTCCCCGACACGTATGCAGCCATCCCAGACAGTGTACTGGCGAACGCAGCCGCCTACGGTACTGGAATCCACGAGAAATGCCAGTTATATGACGAGTGCGGAATTATGGATGATAGTCCGAGCATTAAGGCGTATGCAGACCTTTGCAAGCAGAATGGTTTGCGACATATTTGTAGCGAGTATCTTGTGGATGATGGGCAGAACATAGCCAGCTGCATCGACAAGGTGTTTGAGAATGCCAGCGAGAACATTGTGCTGGCTGACATCAAGGCAACAAGCAAGCTACATGAGGAACGGGTACGGTTGCAGTTGAGCATCTACGCATGGATGTTCGAGCAGATGAACGGTGAAAGGGTCGATAAGATTGCCGCTATATGGTTGCCGAACCCCGAAAAAAACTACGGTGCGCCTGCAATCAAGTACCTAGAACGTCTTCCGAATGACACCGTGCAGGAGATTGTTAAGGCATACCTTAAAGGCGAGGACAGTGCCAAGTTCAGAACGTTGTTCAATCTTCCCACTGTCGCGGATGGACAGTTGCCTGCGAACTTGACAGAGGTTGAACAGGCAATCGTAGAACTGGAAACAAGCATCAAGAAGATGGAGGCGCAGGAAAAGGAACTAAAGGCAGGACTTTTAGAACTGATGCAAGAAAACAACGTTAAGAAATGGACTGGCGAACGCATTACGTTAATCCGTAAGGATGGAGGAACACGGATAACACTTGACAGTAAGAAAGTGCAGAACGAATATCCCGATGTATATTGCGACTGCATCAAGGAGAGCAAGTTTTCAGAAAGTCTAATGGTAAAAATCAACTAATATGATACAGATAACAATTACGGGCAACCTCGGAGCAGATGCCGAGCGTAAGCAAATCAACGACAGAACGTATATTGCATTCCGCATGGCGGTAAAAGGACGCAGGGACACAACGACATGGGTGAGTGTGTTATACCGTGACAGTGACAAACTGTTGCAGTACCTAAAGAAAGGGCAATCGGTATTGATTATTGGCGAACCCAGTTTCAATCTATACGTGAACAAGGAGCAGAGAATGTCACTGGATATATCGGTATTCGCAAATACGTTGGAACTGACGGGCGCAAAAGACACCGCCCAAGTAAGTACCCAGCCAGTGCAGGAAAACCCGTCAGAACGGCTGCAAACGGGCAATAACGGGAAAGTGAGTACGCAACCAATTTGGAGCGATTTAGTTTTCTAAGGTATGCGACAGATGATAATCAAAAAACAAGACGGTCGGGTGTCTGCTGGTGCAGACCTCGACTGCTTGTTTGCTACACTGCCGAACGGGACGTATGACGTAATAGTTAAACGCCACCGAGAGCAACGAACCATCAGTCAGAACGATTTAATGTGGATGTGGCTGGCGTGCATTGAGGATGCCACGGGTACACCGAAGAAAGACGTTTATCTGCACTACTGCAAGAAGTTTTTGCTGCGCAGGGTTACGTTCGGCAACGGTGCGGAAATGGTGTACGACACCAGTAGCCAACTCGACACAAAGAGGATGGGCGAGTTTCTTGATAAGATACAAGCGGATGCGAGTACGGAGTTTGGCATCACGTTACCAAACCCGCAGGACAGATATTTTGAACAATTTTTACAAACGTATAAGTGATGGAGAAACGAGAATCTTTTATATTTTACCGCAGTTTCTTTGAGGCGTTGCAAGGATGCCCCGATGATTTACGGCTGCAAGTGTACGAGGAAATTATGCGGTACGGGCTATATTCCGACCATGTTTCCAAGTTGGAGGGCGTAGGCAAATCACTGTTTGAACTGGTGCGACCGCAACTGGATGCCAATATACGCAGGCGAGAGAACGGCAAGGCAGGGGCAAAGTATGGGCAACATAGGAGCAAGACAACCCCAAGACGACCCCTAACCGACCCCAAAGCGACCCCTAACCAACCCCAAGACGACCCCAAAGCGACCCCTAATGTAAATGTAAATGTAAATGATAATGTAAATGTAAATGCAAATGTAAATGATAATATTATAGTGGGTAAACCCACAACACGCACGACATTCACTAAGCCGACTATCGAATTAGTTGAGCGTTACGTGCTAGACCACGGTTATAACATGGACGCACGGGAGTTCTACGACTATTATGAGGCGAACGGCTGGATGGTAGGAAAGAACAAAATGAAGTCTTGGACGGCTGCGGTTGCTAACTGGAATCGCAGGGAAAAGGAGATACGACCACATAGAACGTCAACGGTAACGATGCCGAATGCGTTAGTAACACAACCAGTATTTTACGATGATTAAACACTACACGACATGAAGAATATCGAATTATTTAATGACCATTTCCAAAATTTCAAAGTTTATGGAATACCGCACGCCCAGTTAATCATTGCCGACCCACCTTATAACCTCGGAAAGAACGCATACGCCAGCAATCCTGCATGGTATGTGGACGGGGATAACAGTAACGGGGAGAGCAAACTGGCAGGCAAAGAGTTTTTCGATACTGATAAAGACTTTCGCCCTGCGGAGTTTATGCACTTCTGTTCGCAGATGCTTGTCAAAGAGCCAAAGACTGGAGTAACGGACGGGGATGTTGAGAAGATAGGCAAGACGGGCAAGGTGAAATCGAAAGCACCGTGCATGATTCTGTTCTGTGCATTTGAGCAGTTGCACTATTATATCGACTTGGGCAAGCGGTACGGCTTTAAGCATTATATCCCGTTAGTGTTCCGAAAGAATTTCAGTGCGCAAGTGCTAAAGGCGAACATGAAAATTGTCGGTAATTGCGAGTACGGGCTGATTCTGTACAAAGACAAGTTGCCGAAGTTCAACAATGACGGGCGGATGATATTCAACTGTTTCGACTGGGTACGGGACAATGAAACGCCAAAGGTACACCCGACACAGAAACCCGTGCCACTGTTGGAGGAACTGATACGGATATTCACTGACAAGGGAGATGTCGTTATCGACCCGTGCGCAGGGAGTGGGACAACGCTACTGGCGGCAGGGAATATGCTGCGCAGGGCGTATGGCTTTGAGATTAAAAAGGATTTCTACAAGGCGGCAACTGAAAAGGTGCTGCGGAGGTTTGAACCAAATATATTTGCTGAATGATGATAGACTTTGCAAAGACAATCGGTAATCTGATAGAAACGGGTTACCGACCACGGTCGGAGCATATACAGATAAACGTTCCCGATGCCCGTGAGGTGTTAAAACGGGGTATCGTCTACTTTCTTGGTAGGCGCGCCCGTTGGCTGGATGCTTACGATGAGGTTGCGGACTGGCTGACAGATAATGAGGGAAAGGGGCTACTGTGCCGAGGTACGTGCGGACTTGGCAAGACGGTTATCTGTGCGCAGCTGATGCCGTTGATACTTAATCACTATTGCCGTAAGATTGTGCCAGTGTATGAGGCGGCAGAACTTGGGAAACGTGCTGACGAGATACTGGCGAAACACTTGATGGTTATCGATGATGTGGGCATGGAATCCCCGTCTGTGGAATACGGCAACCGCAGGGATATATTTTCCGAGTTGGTGTATAAGGCCGAGAACGATGGAAAGTTATTGATTATAACAACCAATCTTCCATACACTGGCGGCACAGTGAACATGGCAACCCGTTACGGAGTGCGCACGGTGTCACGTTTGCGAGGGATGGTAAAGACAGTTACTTTTAGAGGGGAGGACATGAGAGGATGACGTATATCGGAATAGACCCCGACATCGACAAAAGCGGTGTGGCGTGGCTTGACAGTGAAACGAGGGAGTTACGGATGATGACATTCGGGTTTGCTGACTTGATGGACTTATTCGATGTTATGAGTAAGGTCGAAACACCGCCCACGGTGGTGGTAGAGGCATCATGGCTAGTACCTCACAACTGGCATTATACACCGTATGACACAAGGCGGAAATGTGCCAGTCTTGGGCGTGCCGTAGGCAGGAATCATCAGACGGGAATCCTTATCGCACAGATGGCGGAACACTACGGGCTGCATGTTACCCTGCGCAGGCCGTTAACAAAGTGCTGGCATGGTAAAGACAGAAAGATAACGCAGGCGGAACTGGAGGCAATCACGGGAACGGCAGGGCGCACAAATCAAGAAATGAGGGATGCGGCATTGCTGGCATGGGTTGAGGCTGGTCTGCCTATTAGAGTAAAACCAAAAAGCGAATAATTATGGACTACGAAAAGAAATACAAAGAGGCTCAGAAGTGGATAGAAAGTATCTACTCAGAGTTAAGTCATGAACAACAGATGGAAGCAGAGGCATTCTTCCCAGAACTCAAAGAGAGCGAGGACGAGGAGATAAAGAAGTGGATTATTGATGATATAAGATATAATATGAACAATGAGCCACTTAATAATTCAGAATATAAAAAGAAAGCCGAAAGAGCTATTGCTTGGCTTGAAAAGCAAGGTGAGCAGAAACCTATACCTAAGTTTAAGATAGGCGACACCATGCGAACCTTACAAGAGGCTAATGACGGTTATACAGATGGCATGCCTGTAGTCGTTTCTATTGATAATGAATATTATCACTGTACCAACGAATTAATTGCCATTAAAGACCAAGATGACTATGAATTTCCGCCAATAAATGTGAAGCAAAACCTTGTTAATAAGATTGAACCAAAGTTTAAGGTTGGTGATTGGGTTGTATATGATAAGTATGATAAAAATGATATTGATAAAATAGTTAAATTTGACAATGATAAAGTAAGTTTTGAGTCTGGTGATTGGCTATATATTAATCAATTAAATGAAGATTGTAAACTTTGGACTATCCAAGATGCAAAGGATGGTGATGTGCTTGCTTGCCCGCTCCCAAAAGGCTGTGAAAGTGGAGAACAGATATTCATATTCAAAGGCATTAACAGTCGTGACTATGTAGATAATTGTATTGAGTATTATTGCCGTGTTTATGAAGGTGTTTTTTATGAGAATGAAAATGGTTACGGTTACATGGGTACGACTTCTTCTCCATTATACCCAGCCACCAAAGAACAACGTAACCTTTTATTTCAAAAGATAAAAGATGCAGGATATAAATGGGATGAAGGCAAAAAAGAATTGAGGAAGATTGAGCAGAAGCCACAACGCATGATTTCAGCAGAAGCAAAGGAGGCTATGTATGATAAGCCAACTGACAATGATATGGTAGAAGCCTTACGCACTGAGTACGAAAAAGGCAGAGCTGATGTGTTGCGTTGTATAGACCCTGACGAAATGGTGGCAGACTTCTGCTCTCAGCCACTCTCTATGACAAGAAGCATAGCCTCAGTGTACAGACAAGGAATAATAGATATACTTAAAAGAATAAATAACAATGAAAAAACTAGTATTACTAGCATTCGCAGCATTGATGATTGTGGGTTGTAATTACCAAAACCCTGATGGCTCTTATGATACTTCAAAAAGTATGGCCAAGGAGACTGCTGTAATAGATAGTTGTGAATACATATCAGCTTATTCTAAGCTTGCCCACAAGGGCAACTGCCGTTTCTGCCAAGAGCGAATGAGGCAGATGATGTGGGAGGTGCAAGACAGCATTCTGAATACGATGGATTAAGATGAAAGCAAAGAAGATATGAAACATTACATTTTTTTACACATTACGGTGTCGGAAATCTTTAATGATTGGACATTCATGTTGACACCAGCGTTCTTTATTAAACGCTCAGATAAATTCTGTAATGAATCCGCATATTATATCGTCGCTCAATGGCTGGTGTTTCAAGTTCAGATAGTATTCACTAAAAAGAAATAACAAATGGCGATAGTTGTTTGTGTAGTGTAATGTATGCGAGCCGATTGCGTAGTGATACGTGGTCGGCTCTTTTTTTTGAAAAATAAACGAAAAAATATTGCAGATATAAAGAAATTCTGTATCTTTGTACCGAAAACGTTTAAAATCAATCTATTGGAGATTATGGATGGCAAAGAAACGAACGGCAACGGAGGTACACCACTGCGGAGAATGTCAGTACGCAGTGCCAGTCCTGCGTTTCCATACTCTATCTATCAAGGGCGAGCCGACGATGGCGGAATGTCCTTACGTGAATGACCGTTGCGTGTTACTGTCCGAAATGGCGTGCGATAGGTTTACACAGACGGGCGGAAAGGTACACGCCTTATAAAGTACCCACAAGCGGAAAGAAAACGCAGCAGGCGGCAAATTTAACGAAAATAACACTATGGAAGAAATCAAGAAAGCAAAACTGAAAGACCTTATCCAAGACGATAGGAATCTGAACAAGGGTACGGAGCGAGGGCAGGAGTTAATCGAGAAATCCCTGCGTGAGTTCGGTGCTGGTCGTTCCTTGTTGTTGGATAAAAACAACCGTATCATTGCAGGCAACAAGACGCACAAGAATGCGGAGGCACTGGGCATGGATGACGTTATCATCGTGGAGACGGACGGGACGAAACTGGTTGCCGTTAAACGTACCGATGTGGACTTGGATACGAAAAAAGGACGGGAGATGGCACTGGCGGATAATGCCACGGTTAAGGTCGATTTGGAATGGGACACAGAACAGATGGAATCCATAGCGGAAGAGTTTGGGATAAATACAGAACAGTGGGGGTTTGACCTCGGAGGGGATGATAACCCGTACACGATGAAAGTAGAATCGCCAGTGTATGAGGCGAAGGGAGAGCAACCGCAAATCAGCGAGCTGACGGACAGAGAAAAGGCTGACGAGTTACTGGCAGAGATAGACAGTAAAGTCGGGATAGACGAGGACGTAAAAGAGTTTTTGCGGTGTGCTGCAACGAGGCACATCGTTTTCGATTACGGGAAGATAGCCGAGTATTACTGTCATGCTACGCAAGCCGAGCAAAGACTGATGGGAAAGAGCGCACTCGTCATCATTGACTTTAACCAAGCCATCGAGGGGGGGGTATGTGCAACTACGGGACAGTATTCGTGAACTGATGAAAGAAGATGTATTCGGTGATGATTGATTACGTGGTTTTTATATTGACACATGGGCGTGCGGATAACGTGGTGACTTACAAGACGCTAAAGAAATGTGGCTATACTGGTCGCATCGTACTGGTTATAGACAATGAGGATAAGCAGGCGGACGAGTACTACGCAAAGTACGGACGTGAAAATGTGTTCATGTTTGATAAGAAAGCGGAGAGCGAGAAGTGCGACACGTGCGACAACTTGGAAGATAGGCGAGTAATACTGTTTGCCCGAAACGTATGCTTTGAGATTGCCGAGAAACTGGGTTATAAGTATTTCATCGAGTTAGATGATGATTACGACCAGTTCGGATATACGTATGCATCGGAAGACGGAACACCGAAGGAAAAGAGCATCAAACATCTTGATAAGGTATGGCAAGCGATGTGGGATTTCTACGTTAATACGCCAGTGTTGACGATTGCGATGGCACAACGTGGTGACTTTGTAGGAGGTAAGGAGAACGACATCGTAAAGAATGAGAAACTAAAGCGGAAGGCGATGAACAGTTTTTTCTGCTCTACTGATAGACCGTTCCGATTCATGGGGCGCATTAATGAGGACGTAAACGCATACACGTCGCTCGGTAGTCGTGGGCATCTGTTCTTTACTGTTCCGCAGGTGGCATTAAACCAAAAACAAACGCAGAGCAATAAGGGAGGCATGACAGACATCTATTTGGATGGTGGGACATACCGAAAGAGTTTTTATACGGTAATCAATATGCCGTCAGCGGTAAAGGTGGGAGTGATGGGAACGAGAAACCCGAGACTACACCACAATATCGAATGGAATAATGCCGTACCGAGGATTGTGAGCGAAACATACAGAAAGGAGTGATAAGATGGCGAACGTGCAAAATTTAAGACCATCGGAGTACAAGTTAAGCCAAGATGAAGCCAAGAAAGGCGGAATCGCATCGGGAGAGGCACGCAGAAAGAAGAAAACACTGCGTGAACTGGTGGAGCTGTTCGGCGAGTTGGGAGTGAACCCCGACACACGGAAACTGATGAAACAACTGGGAATCCCCGAGGACTTAATGACAAGGAAGATGCAGCCAGTGGTGGCGTTGTTCAACAAGGCAAACAAGGGTGACGTTTCTGCCTTTAATGCAATACGTGACATCATAGGCGAAAAGCCAGTGGACGAAACGAAACTGACTGGCGCACTCGACACCAGTATTCAGATAGGATTTGTGGAAACGGGCATCGAGCCAGTGAGTAGCGAAAGCGAGGTAGATGCAGACTAAACGCATTTACGTGCGTTTTAAGCCGTTAAAACTATCGGAGTAATAAAGTGCCCACAAAAGAAAATATAACGCAACAGACGGGAAATTCGGATAAAATAACTATGATGGCGTATAAAGTGATTGCCCCACTGTTTCGGGCGAATATAGATGATGATTACCGCACATACGTGAATCAAGGAGGCACGTCAAGCGGTAAGACATACACAATCATGCAGGTGTTATTCTTCCATGCGATGTCCGAGAATGGTGCAATCATTACTGTGTGCGGCCAAGATTTGCCGAACTTGAAAGTCGGTGCGTTACGTGATGCAAAGACCATCATCAACGGTAATAGCTGGCTGCGACAGTGCTTTGTAGTGAACGAGAGCGGCTCGTTTATCAAATGCTTTAATGGTTCACTGATAGAGTTCAAAAGTTATGAGAACGAGCAGGATGCCAAGAGCGGAAAACGTGATTACTTATTCGTGAATGAGGCGAACGGTATCACGTATCAGATATACTGGCAACTGGCTATCCGTACCCGTAAAAAGGTGTATATCGATTACAACCCGTCTGCAAGGTTTTGGGCACATGATGAAGTGATAGGGCGTGACGGTGTGAAACTGATTATCAGCGACCATCGTGGCAACCCGTTTCTGTCTAAGGAGGAACACGACCGTATAGAGGGTATCAGCGACCCCGAACTGTGGAAAGTGTATGCCCGTGGGCTGACGGGGAAAATAACTGGTTTGGTGCTTACGAACTGGGACATCGTGGATGTCATGCCGACACCAGCCGAGCGGAAGATGACCGTTTACGGCTTGGACTTTGGTTTTACGAACGACCCAACGGCACTGGAGGAAATGGCACTCGCACATGGTGACCTTTATATCGACGAAAGGATATACACCACGGGAATGACAAACCCCGACATTGCGGAAGAATGCAAGGCGCAGGGATTGGGGCGGCATGACCTCATCGTGGCTGACAGTGCCGAGCCTAAGAGCATTCAAGAGTTGCGCAACCTCGGTCTTTGGGTGGTAGGTGCGGACAAAGGGAAAGACAGTATCGTGGTGGGTTTGGATATACTGCGGAGATACCGCCTGCACGTAACAAGGCGCAGCAGGGGGATAATCGACAATCTAAAGGCGTACCAGTGGCGGAAAGACCGTGACGGAAAGAGTACGAACATCCCCGAGGATGGTAACGACCACGGCATTGATGCCATCAGATATGCGGCACTGGCTAAGTTGAACATACGGAGAACGGGAACGACAAAAGGGTATCTGACATGAACATTAATACGACTTTCGATTACTGGCTGCGTGTGGCAATACACACCGATTTTCAGATGGGCAAATACTCTCGCCCGTACAGTGTGGGAAAGGTGAAAACGCCCGAGACGTTAGATGGAATAACCATCGGGCAACTGATAGAACTGTCAACGCTAAAGGATGCGAACGACAGTTTTTACCGTGTTTGTGAAATCCTGCTGAAGATGGAGCGCAAGGATGTGGCACGGGCGAGGGCGGTCGATGTGGTGATGTTCTGTGGCTGGGTAACTGGAGAGGTTGAGCGGATAAACAAGATATTCGACAATGCCAGTGCAAAGCCTACGGACATGGAGAAACGGGCAGGCATTGAGCGTCTGCGGTTTGGATTGTTTGGGATGCTTGACTGGTATGCCCTGCGGATGGGTTACCAAGACCAAGAGGACGTGAAGGACGTGCCGTGGATGCGTGTATATAAGTGCATGGACATGGACGTAAAACGAATACAATATCAAAAGAGATTGCAGGAGGTTATCAACGATGAGTATCGAAGAAAAAGTAAGAGCGGTATGCGCTGACGCTTTGCCCGAGTTCACGTATATCTTTGCCGACTGGTTTGATGCCAGCCGTATCGTGAGCAAATCCCCGTTGCCTGCGGTAGTGAATATCCTGCCAGTGAGCGGCACGATGGAGGTAAGGAACGGCAGGCGGTATGATGTGGAGAACGGTGCAGTGGCGTTTGTCGATAAAGTTCCAAAGGATGCCACGGGCGAGGATAATGCAAAGGTGTACAACCGCATGAAAGATGCGGCATTTGTGTTTCTGCGTGCGCTTAACAATAGCGGTTATTTTGAGCCAGTGAGCGAGGCGGTTGGGTTCAGTGTTATCTATGAGCAACTGACGAGCATCGTGACGGGTGTCATGCTTGACATACAGTTAAGGGAGTTGCCGCAATGTTAGACCCAGCACAAGCAAAGACAATTGTTGCCGAGGAACTGGAGCGGCTGCGTGAGCGTATCATTGCGAATATGAGGGCGCAGAATGCCGTTGCCAGTGGCAGAACCATCAAGTCGTTACGGGTGGTGATGACCGCAGACGGTGGCGCACTGGTGTCCGACCAGCAGATGCCGTTCGGAGTACTGGAAACTGGTCGCAGAGGTGGGAGAATACCTTACGGCTTTTCTGCTATCATCTACCAATGGATGCAGGACAAGGGAGTGCATGCAACAGTCATCCCGTACAAGACGAACAGACCACATAAATACACGGAGCAGGAAAGGAGCGACCGCAGCATGGCGTCTGCTATTGCGCACACCATCGCACGCAGTGGTTCACGGTTGTACAGAACGGGAGGGCGTGACACTATTTACTCTAACGTCATACCCGAGACCGTGGAGAGAATAGAAAACCGTATAACTGGCATGATGTCGGCATACGTGGATGAGATGATACCGATTAATAACACAGAGATAGGAGGGAAGTAAATGCGGCAGAACACAACGAGCGGAGTGACGCTGAAATACCCCGATGCCGTGGGGTTTGCCTTTAACCCGTGTCTGCTGGTTGCCAGTAACACACAACGGATGGACATTACGGTTAGTGATGGCACGGACACGCTGGCGGTGACATACTACGGCTTTAATGGTGAGGCGTATGCGGACATACGTGCCTATGTGCAGGCGTTATTCAAGGAAAAGGAGTTCGGAAATATATCCTACTCCACAACTGCGCAAAAGGTGGCAACGGGTAAGAACATATATATCAGCGTTACTGCTACGACCGTAGGAGGCACTACTGTGGCGTTTTCTACGATTACGGTGTTCTATGTATGGGGGGCACTGAAAATCGGGGCGCAGGAGCGTTTTAACGGTTATCGCAGGCTGACATACTTTGCGAACTACCCGTGGACGTTTGGCGTGTACGTGACTGGTGCTACGAGCATTAAGTTTGGGAACAACGGGCGGTCTGTCACTGGCGAGGGCGTTTGGAATGTAGCACCAAACATCGCAGCAGGGGCGCAGACAGTCATCGTGTATGATAGTAACGGAACGGTGTCGAATATCACGTTTGACACGACGTTTGATTTTACGTTCCATCTGACCGCAGGCACAAGGAATCAAGCCATTGCCACGATAACGGTAGATAGGGAGGCGAACGAGGGTTATTATCTGCGGTGGCTGAATCGGCAAGGGATGTGGTGTTACTGGCTTTTCAAGGAAGGCGCAGGGAAATATCAGAGCGCAGTCGATGGAGAGTTTTGGCGTAATAATATCATAGCCTTTGACCAGTCATACGGCTATCAAGGTGGTGCGGTACGTTACCAGTCACACAATAGGCAGGAGGTTATTCCAGTTTGTGTGCCGTTGGTTGACCGTGACACATGGATGTATCTACTCGATATTATCAGTTCTCCACTGGTCGATTTGTACACTGGAACGAGTAACGGAGTGCCGCAGTGGGTGTCCGTGAATGTGCAGGCAGGAACGACGACACGGGATATGAAAGCCGAGTTATCTGATTTTATGTGTAATATACAGTTGCCCGAAGTCCCAACGCAGCATCTATGACGCAGGAATTATATATTAACGGGGTGCTTGCCGATATGGATGACACCTCGAACGTGTGGCTTGACATCAAGACAAATCTGCTGAATGATATTACCAAGATTCAGTCGAGTATTACGCTAACGATTAAGCTACCGACAACGGCAAATAATTGTCGTATCATCGGACTGGCGCAGGCGGTGACATACCGCACTGGTGAGGATATGCAGTGGAGAATCCACACGGCAGAGTACAGGCGTAACGGAGTAACACAGATACACAACGGGCGGCTTACTGTGGTGCGTGTGTCTGATGGGGCGATAGAGTGCAATATCGTGTGGGGGTTATATGATGCCGTGTCAAGGCTGACAAAGACGGATGCAACGCTAAACACGTTGACTGACGAGATAAATACCGTCTTATGGACTGGTACTAATGCCGTGGAGAATTATGCGGACATAGCGGATAAAAACTGGTTCTTTGCCGACCTCGATATGTGGTACGTTACGGCGGAAGATTACCCGTGGACACGTTCCGACAGTCTGTATGATATCGAATGGACACATAATGGTGGTCTGAGGAACAGAAACATCCACCCGTCTGTTCGTGTGCCTTACGTGTTGGGGCTGATAGCTGCAAAGTGTAACGTGACGATGAACTGGTCGCAGGGTGCGCAGGCGGTCATCAACTCGTTGTGCCTGCCACTGGTGGATAATAAGGCAAACGACAGTACATACCAAGACACGACCATTGTATCTTTCGCCAGCAAGCCGCAGACGGAGCGCACGCTTGGACTGTTTACCCCGAATTTTATCAGCATCGACCCGTTGCTATTCACGCAGGAGAATGGCACGCTCATAGCAGCAGCAGACATGGACATCCACGCCACGATGCTGACACTGGTGCAGTACGATATGACAAATATGCCAGTGGATAATCAAGGCTACTGGAACATGAGAGGCGTATACACGGCTTTCGGTGTTGAGCATAGCGAGGATGATTATGACAGTTATTACTGCGGCATCCGATTCACTGGCAGCGAGACGAGAATCAAGGCTGCGGACTATCCATCGAATATCGTTAGCGCAACGCTCACTGGTGAGGGTGTTTTCCATGTCAAAAAGGGCGAGAAACTGCGTTTCGGTAGGTTTTACCAGCAGTCTAGTTTCTACGGTGGCACACCGCAATGGGTGGCAGAGCCAGCCGCCGACAATCCGCCAACGGCTTTCCTTAGTGGCTCATACGTAAGGATGCGACCGTCTGCCGTGGGCAGTGATGTGCCGATGAACGGGTACTATCCTATCGAGAGCAATCTGCCGAGCATTAAGGTTATCGACTTTGTGAAATTTTTGTGCGCCTATACTGGCTCATATCCTTTGCAGATAGCCAGTGATGACACGGTAACGTTTGCGCAAGTGTCGGACGTGTTTGGTAATATTGCCAATGCCGTTGACTGGTCGGATAGACTGATAGCCACGACAGACGAGAATGAGCCGAAAGAACTGGCTTTCCATGTCACCGACTGGGCGCAAAGGAACAGATACCAGTGGGCGGAAGATGATAGGAACGAATACCCTGCGGAGCATTACGAGTTCGATTTGCTCTTGGATGATGACACACTGGAGGCAGAGAGAACGGTACTGACGTTCCCATTCGCAGCCAGCGATGGAAATAATGTGCCGGTATATACTCGCACGGATGCAGGAAACGTGGAATCATCTGCGTGCAAGCCCCGTGTGTTTATGGTCTATGACAAGAGCGGCAAGGCAGGGGCTAAGTTTGAAAGTGGATGGTCGGAAAGGTTGGCGGAAACCATGTCACCGTTACGGGCATCACTGGAGAAAGCAAAGGTTATCACGGAGCGCATAGCATTGACGGACATTGAGGTGATGCAGTTCGATGAGCGTAAACCCGTATATCTCGCCCAGTATGGTGCATTCTTTGCCGTACTGGAGATTAAGCAGAGCAACGACATGGCGGCAGATGTTACCATGTTACGTATAATTCAAACGGAGGGATGATATGCCAACATCAGAGCAACAGAAAATCTTGGATATTAAGGTACGTTACGAGGATGCCATCAACGGCATTGCTAAGTATAAAGAAAAAATTGATGAACTGCGCAAAGCCGAAGAAGAATTGCGAGCGCAGAAAGATTTGGGCATCGTGACTGATAGACAGTATTACGAGCAATTAACGGCAATCGGCCAATCGATAACGTCTTACAAAGAGAACGTGCGAGTACTGAACAAGGAGATACAGAACAATATCAAAGTGCAGCGAGAGAATGAGGGTTCGCTTACCCAGCTACGTGCGCAGCTGTCAAACCTTACCCGTGCGTATGACCAACTGGATAAGGAGAGCAGGGAAGGCGAGTTCGGGCAGAACTTGAAAAAGCAGATACTTGATATTACAGCACAGTTGAAGTCGGCAGAAGGCGAGACAGAGCGTTTTTACAGAAACGTGGGTAACTATGAGAACAGTATCAAGAACGCACTGGGAGCAAACAGTAAATACGTGCAGGGCATGCAGATGGTGTCTGATGTGACGAAGAACGGCATCGCCCCTGCTATGACTATCGCAAAGAACAGTGTCGTGACGTTCGGTAAGTCTTTACTCGGCTTGCTGGCGAATCCTATCGTGGCAACGCTCACGGCCATTGCTGGCGCAATCATGCTGGTGTCTAAGGGCATCAGCTCGAGTGAAGAAAACAGTAATAAATGGGCGGTTATCATTGCCCCGTTGAATAGGTTGCTCACGGCAATGCTGAACGTTGTCCAAGAGATTACGGGTGCGATTCTGTCTTGGGTGAACAATGGTGCAAAACTGGTCGGCTGGATTATGACGATGATGGAGAAGTTACCCATTATCGGAAACATGATAAAGGGCATTAATAACGCCATCCGTGAGAGCATAGACATCGCCAATACTGACGCAAAACTGGCGCAGCAGAGGCGTGACATGGAGGTGCAGAACGCAAAGGACGAACTGGAGATTGCCAAACTGCGAAAGAAAGCGGCAGGAGAGGATAGGTCAAACAATGCCAAGCGTATTGCCGACTTGAAACGTGCCGAGGAACTGGAAAAGGGAATCATGAAACGCAGGGTCGAATACGCAAAGATAGACTACGAGAATGAGAAACGAAAGGCAGAGCAAGCGCAGAACGATGCCAAAACGAATGATATGCTGGCGCAGAAAGAGGCAGCCTATTACCAAGTCCAAACACAGTTTTACACGCAGACAATCCGCATGGCTGGGCAGGTGGCTACGGCAGAGAATAATCTACAAAAGCAGTATGCCGCCACTGGTAAATCTGCCACGGACAAAGCACAAGCCATCGAGCAGGCAAAACAGAGGGAATTGCAGGCGGTGAGGTCTGCGGAGGATGCTCTAATCGCCCTAATAGTAGATAGCCGCATCCGTGAGCGTGAACAGATACGTGTTGAGTATGACAGACGTATTGAGGACTTACGGGCATCGCTGGAGAAAGAAAAGAATCTGACTGCTACGGCTCGGGCTGCAATACTGGCAGAGATAAAGGCGCAGGAGCAACTGCGGCAAAAGGAACTTGACGAACTATCCGCAGAGCAAACGGCAAAGGACATCGAGCGTGAGCGTGAACGTCTTGAACTATTACTGGAGGCGGCAGGGAAAAACAACCTAAAACGCAGGGAGTTGACACTGGCGCAACTGGATTTGGAGGAACAAACCGAGCAGGAGCGTATCAAGAAAGAGGTTGAGGACGTAGAGAAACGAAACGAAATGCTCTTGGCGTTACAGTTGGCATTTAACCAAAGACGTTTGGATGTCGAGGCCGAATACGACCAAGCCGTGCAGCAGGCACAATTAAAAGCCATCGAGAATGACTACGCCCAGCGTATTGCAGCCGCAGGAGAGAATGAACTGGAGGCGGCACGACTACGGATGGAGCAGAGCCTTGCGATACTGAACGAGAGCCACCAACTGGAGGGCGAGAGCATCGAGGAATGGAACGCCCGAAGACTGGAACTGGAGCAAGACTATATCGATAAGAAACGGGCACTCGCAGATAAGGAGGTGCAAATCGAGAAAGCGAAAGCCGAGGGCATTGCAAAGGTGTTTGGTGGTCTGTCTGCTGTAGCTGCCGCCTTTGGTGAGGAAAACAAGGCACTGGCGCAGGCATCAAAGATACTGGCACTTGGCGAGATTGCCGTGAATACTGGTGTAGCACTGGCAGAGGGCATCAAGCAGGCGCAGAGCGTGCCGTTCCCTGCGAATATTGGTGCGATAGCTACTACGGTAGCCACTATCTTAGCTAACATCGCCACGGCTATAAAAACGGTTAAGTCGGCAAAGTTTGCCCGTGGTGGTGCAGTCTATGGAGCAGGCACGGCAACGAGTGATTCCATCCCTGCACAGTTGTCTAACGGTGAATCGGTAGTGACCAGTTCCGCAACGTCTATGTTCTCGCCCATCTTGTCAGCGTTCAACCAGTTGGGAGGTGGTGCGCCCATCGTGGTAGATAGTCCGCAGCAACAACTCGGAGAGGACATGCTGGCGGCTGCGGTTGCAAGGGGTATGCAGCAAGCCCCCCGACCAGTGGTAACGGTTGAGGAAATAAACAGAGTGCAGAATCAAGTCGAAGTCATTGAAAAACTATCCGTATTATGACGCATTACGATATTATCAAACTGGCTGAAAGTGTGCTGATGACAGTCGTTAAGAACGGTGTCAACGTGCAGGATGTGGTGTACCTCAAAGTATATGAGGAATACACAAGAATGGAACGGGAGGGGCACAAAAAAACGTTTATCGTTGACTATCTTTCCGAGTTGTATGGTGTGCCAGTGCCGACAATATACCGCATTGCAAAAAGAATGCGCACTGCATTAAGTTTTCCATAATGTTTTGTATATAAGTCTTTAATAGTGAGAGCGTTATGCCGTGAGGTATGACGTTCTTTTTTTTGGTTTTACACAATAAAAACCTATGGTTTTACATGATGCATAACCAGTGGTTTTGCATGATGTGTAACCAGTGGTTACGTTTAGGGGTTATCTTGCCCCCCTCTTGGGGTTATCTTGGGGTTACTTTGGGGTTATCTTGGGGTTATTTAGGGGTTATTATGCCCAATTTTGCCCGTTTTTACGCATTTTTTACGCACTTTAGGTTAAATATTAAGAGTTTATATATTATATATATATTTATCTAAGCTATAATATTTAATAAAAAAAATAAAGAGAGAATGAGAAGAGAGAAAGAAAAAAGGTTTTTCGGGTTACTGGCAATTTATAGCGCATTTATGCACTATATTTTTGAAAACCGTTTTAAACGGCTTCTAAGCCGTTATTTCTTGTGTGCCTTAATAAGTACCCACTATCATGGTGTGATAGCATCAGAACGGCTAAAAACGGGCAAATTTTAAATATTTCGTTTATCTTTGTAAACAAATTCGGAAGATATATGGCAACATTGAAGATTTACAACGATATTCAGTCCGAGCAGCAGAAGGCGGTTGCGTCTTTTTGGGGCGAGGCAGAGGGCGTGTGCTTTAAAGACATTGACACGTTCTGCAACGGACTGTCCGAGAAAGACGAAGATATCGACATTCGCCTGCACTGTGATGGTGGCAGTGTAACTGAGGGATGGGCAATATATGACCGCCTGCGTGCCACTGGAAAGAGAATCACGGCAACGGTAGAGGGTAACTGCGCAAGCATGGCGACAGTCATTCTGATGGCTGCGCCAAAGGAGAGGCGCAGGGCATACCAGTCGGCACATATCTGCGTGCATAACCCTTGGATGTGCCCGTGGGCGTTAGGTGATGCAGTTACGGCAGATGATTTGCAGAAGTACGCCAACGACCTTCGTGCAGAGCAGGCAAAGATGGTTGACTTGTACGTGGAACGCTGCGGATGCGACCGTGCAGAAATACAGTCGTTGATGGATGAAGATAAATACATCGATACGGAGCGTGCCCTGCAACTGGGTATCATCGGAGAGATAGCCGCCCCGTTGTCGGCCTCGAAGAAAGAGAAAAATGCGAAATCAAAAGAGATAATTAACACAAGTATTAACAAAGAAAATTCGGAAGGAATGACAGAAAAGAAAATCGAGGTTAAGGCGAGCGTCCTTGACCGCATTCTTGCCAAACTGGGTTTAAAGTCGTTGGATGATTTCAAGGACGATGACCTAAAAGGCATGGATTTGAACACGGCTGACGGTGACGTGCTTACTGTTGACCGTGAGGATGGTTCGCCCGAAGTTGGTGACGTTGCACGCCCCGATGGCGAGCATCTGATGCCCGATGGCACTACCATCGTAGTCGTAGATGGTGTCATCAGCGAGATACGCCCTGCACAAGACGATGCTCCCGAGGGCGAGGTCGCTGACGAACAGAAAGGAGAAACGGAGGAAACGGAACTCGATGACCGTGACGAGGAGGAGCAACGTCTACGGGAGCGAATTGCCGAACTGGAAAAAGAGAATGAGGAACTCAAACAACGTCTTGCCGAGGCCGAGAGTAATGCCAAGACAAAGGACGATTTGCGGATTCTCAATGCAGTGAAGATGGCAGGAGGCGAAAAGGCACTGGCACAGTTCGCCAGCACATACAAGCCCGAGAGCCGCCAGCCGCAGGGTAAGCAAGCCGTAAAGCATGACACTGGAATGAGTGCTACGGACATCATTGCCGCCCATGACAAAATGTACAAACAGAAATCAAAGTAAAAAAGGAGTTTTAAGAAATGGCTAAGTATTTTCAGAACATACCGCTCCAGCCCGAGAATTTGGATTCGCTGCGTGAGGCGGTAATCAAAAAAGTTATTGACGATGAGGACATCCGCAAGGTTGTCACCATTAAGAGAGTAAAGAACGGTGCGCCCCTTGCCGTTATCGGTGAGATGGATGCAGTCGGACACGCTGGTGCAGGATGTAATCCCACGTATGACGAGATTGGCATCAACAACGCCCTGCAACGCTGGGCACTGGGTGCGTGGGAAATCGCATTGAAGATTTGCTACGAGAATCTTGAGGACACCATCGCAGAGTATTCGCTGCGTACTGGCACGGCTATCGGTGACCTTACTGGCACTGACTTCATGGCGATTTATATGGAACTGCTCGTAACACAAGTAAAGCGCATGATTTGGCGTTTCGCTTGGTTCGGTGATACCGCAGCCGCTACAATCGCAAACGGTGGTAATATCACCAACGGCACAGATGTAACCCTGCTGACCACTTGCGATGGATTGTGGAAACGTTTGTTCGCCATTGCATCTGCCAACGCATCGCAGCTGACCCCGATTTCGGCTAACAGCGCCGCCAGCTATGCTGCACAGAAGTCGGCAATGCTGGCAAGCGGTTACGCTACTGGTTTGGTTGATACCATTCTGCTCGATGCCTCAAGCCGTGTCAATGCCAACGGTGAGGCTACACTGTTCGTGAACAAGAAATTCGCTGACTACCTCGCACATGACATCAAAGTCACTTACAAGGACAATATGCCGTTTGAGCGTATCTTCGATGGTTTCTATCTTGGCTATTACAACGGTGTGCGCATCGGTGCGCTCGAGACATGGGACTACATGATTGACACCTACGAGAATACTGGCGCAAAGTGGAACAAGCCATTCCGTGCCGTTCTCGCCAATCCTGCAAACTTGCTGGTCGGTGTGGATAAGGAGAACCCAGTCGATGACCTCGACATCATCTTCGACCGTGTGAACCGCATGAACCACATCTACGCCACTGGTAAGATGGACACACGCGTGGCAATGCCCGAGAATGTTCATGTAGCATACTAATATGGACGGCAGGGGGATGTGTTCCCCCTACGTCCTTTTGTTTAACTTGAAAAGGAAAAGGAAAGAATATGGCACAATTATGCGAGGCTCTTATTTCTGCGGACATCGCCTTTGATTGCGATGTGATGTCTGTGCGTGGCATGGAGGCTGACGGACTTATCATCAACCGTGACGATGTGGACTTTGCCAGTTGCGTGATTGATAGCACGAATAACAACATCGTTAAAACGTTGGTGTTGAAAACTGGTAAGAAAGCCTACGAGGTGGCACAGTTGGGAAATACCCCGTTCACTGGACTGGCATCCAATCTGAATGTCGGCACATACCGCAACACTTGGACGCATGACATACCCATTGCGGTACTGGCTAACGACCCCACCGCCTGCAATAAGATTATCGATGCACTCACCAATGGCAATTTCGTTCTGATTCTCAAGAATAAGAACAAGGGCGCAAACGGTGATGGCGAGTATCAGATTTTTGGCTACCATCAAGGATGCCGTGCAAGTGCAGGCACGAACGACAAATACAGTGAGGACACCGAGGGCGGATGGCTCATAACCTTGCAGGAACAGAATGCACCGAAGTCGGGCATGTTCCTTTGGAATACCGATGCGACAACTACTGCGGCACAGTATGAGTCGTTGAAGTCGGCATCATGACCTACGAACAATGTGTGGCTAAGTCCGAGGCACTGAGGGCGAAATTCAACAAATCGTTCTCAACCTCGGAGAAAGCCGACATCGTGCAGATGTATAGCGAGGTACTGGGCAAGACCTTTCGCCCGACGACTTGCCAGCAATGCTATCATGACGCACTGATTGAAATCTGTTTATATCTACGTAAAAACAAGACTATGAAAAAGAGTTGCAAATATCGCCTGCGTGCTGGTTTCATTATCAGTTGCCCGACGTTCCACAATGGGGAGATATTCTCGAACAGTAATCTGACGGACGAGATAGCCGAGGAATATATCAAGATGTTCCCCAATAGGGAGAAGTTTGTGGAGAAAACGCAAATAAGCGGCTCAGAGCCGTTAAAACCCGTTGGGGGTGTAGTTACTAAGGGTAAGGCAAGAAAACCCGTTAGGCGCAAAATTTCGGAAAAATAACTATGAACGTCAAGAATACCAAGATACCAAAGCCACGATTCGATGTGGAGTACGTCAACCGCTTTCGGATGCAGACGTATGGTGCGGACAATCTATATCCGCAGCACTTGCAGCGTATAACGGAGGCAAGCGGTACGGCAGAGTTGTGTCTTGCACGTTATGCAAAGTTTATTGAGGGTAACGGCTTTCTCGGTGACGTGTTGAGCGGCTACAAGGTTAACCGTGACGGAACGGCAGACGATTTATTAAAGGACGTGGCGAGGGATTTATCCCGATTCGGTGGATTTGCCTTGCACGTCAATTATAACGTACTGGGCGAGATTACAGAGGTAAACCACGTTCCGTTTGAGTGTTGCCGACTAGAGGAATGTGACGATGCTGGTCATGTGGCGCACATACTGACACATAAGGACTGGACTGGACGCAGCACGGTGAACGGTAACAGACTGACAGTCGATGAGGAACATATAACCCGTCATCATGTGTACAATCCCGACCCGAACGTGGTACTGGCGCAAGTAGCCGAGGCAGGAGGCATCGACTATTACAAGGGGCAGATACTTTGGTGTTCTATGGATGGGAAAAACACGTACCCTACACCCATCTATGATGCAGCCATTACGGACATCAGCACGGACGAGGGATTGGGTAACGTGAAATACAGAAACGTGCGTAATAATTTCCTCGTTTCATGTATGCTAATCACGAAAAAGGGCGTTCCGCAGATTGATAAGGACGGGCGTGAGATAGAGCAGCACATGATAGACACGGAGGACTTGCGACAGTTCCAAGGTGACGAGAATACGGGCAAAATCCTGCTTGTCGAACTGGAGAACCAAGAGGACGAGCCGAAGGTGGTGCAGTTCCCCGTCAGAAACTACGACAAAGAGTTTGAGACAACGGACAACAGTACCGTAGAAAGGATTTACGCACAGTTCCATCAAGAATTATTCTACGCCATCCGTATCGGCAAACTGGGATTCAGTGGAACGGTGATGCGTGATGCGTATGAGTATTACGCTGGCGAGGTGACTAACGAGCAGAGGTTTATATCCCGTGCGTTTAGCGAGATACTGGCACACTGGCATGACATCACGGTAAGGGATGCCGACACCAGCATCCAGTCGTTAAGGTACATTAATTCGGAGGCTACGGCATGAGTTGCGTATGTAACACGGGGAGGGGGCACTTATTGACCCCGATACAGTTCGCAGAGTTGGCACGACCAACGAGCGTGCATTTGGATGATGACGAGGTGCAGGCATTTATAACCGAGTGCGAGGATGTATATATTATCCCAACCATCGGATATGACGTGTTTGCCGCTTGTGTCGATTATGTGGATGATGTGACGCTTGGCGGTGTGTTCGATGATGGTTTTAACCCCGAGATATACATGAATGGCGGTGCATTTGTGTTTAATGAGTGCGGATGCAATCAGCGCAGCGAGTGGTGTGCTGGTCTGCGTAAGGCTCTCGCCTATTATGTATGGGCGAAGATGGGGCGTGCGGACGGTAGCATCATCGCACGGGATGGACTGATGCGGCATAACGACCAGTATGCCAGTCATGTCGACCCGAATCTGAAACAGTACAATGACGTGATGGAGGTTGCCGAGGGTTATCTTGGCTCGTGCCAACGGTACGCCAAGATGCACGCCTGCAATGTGCGACCAGTAAGGCAGTCAAGAGCAACAATTAAAGCGATAGGAGATTAAGGACGTGGCAACGGAGATAACGATAAAATGTGTTGAGGGCAACCCACTGGCAATAAATGTGGTGATGACCGCCATCGAGCATTCGATGCTCAACGGAGAGATGGTGACGGAAACAGTCGATTTCTACCCCGACACGACAAAACCAGTGCGTGCCGTACTGGATTGCACAACGGCAAGGAGACAATACTGTCCGCAGACAAGCGTCACGGATAATGTGGTTTACGTGTCCGATAACGGGAGCATTGCGGCTGGCGTATATACACTGACAATCACCTGCACAGACACGCAGGGGAAGAAAAGGCGGTACAAATCCGACCCGTGCATTGAGGTGTACGATGCCACCAGTGCCGCAGAGATAGCCGCCACGTTTGATTCGGAAACCTACGAGTTAAATGGTGTCTTTTACACCTTTGCAGGCGGCGGTACGGTGCAGGCTGACTGGGACGAAACAGACCCCGATAACCCGTCATATATTCAGAATAAACCCGACCTTTCGGAATATGCCACTGACGAGGAACTGCAAGACGTTGAGGAATCCATTCCCGATGTGCCTGCATGGGCATTGCAGCCGCAGAAACCAACGTACACGGCTGGAGAGGTGGGCGCAGTACCTACGACACGCACAGTAAACGGCAAAGCATTATCGCAGGACATCACGCTTGATGCTGAGGATGTTGGCGCATATCAGAAACCGAGTACGGGCATACCGAAGTCCGATTTGGCGAATGGTGTGCAACAAAGTCTGAACAAGGCTGATACCGCCTTGCAACAGTCAGACCTTACGACCATCGAGAATGACATTGATGCGATAGAGGCGAAGATACCCAGTGCGGCAAGCGCAAGCAACCAACTGGCGGACAAGAATTTCGTGAATAGTTCTATCGCCACGAATACCGCCACGTTCAAAGGTACTTACAACTCACTGGCAGAGTTGCAAGCGGTGACGGGTGCGACCAACAACGACTACGGATTTGTCATTGAGTATGACCAGCAGGGGAACGAGTACTACGACCGTTACAAGTACAACGGCACGGCATGGGTGTTCGAGTATAAGATAGAAAGTACACCATTCACGGCTGCGCAGTGGGCGGCTATCCAGTCGGGAATTACCTCGGGAGATGTCACCAAATTGGCGGCATTGCCAACGAAGGCGCAGAT